GGAAGTTGGAGAGATATTCCTTATGACTTATTGCCTGCAGGTTTGAAGAGAGCGAGAAGAAGCGACCATACTAAACGCTACGGACGCTTACACCCTGATGGGTTATGCTCAACTATTCTCACGAAATGTGATCCACATTGGGGTAGTTTTTTCCACCCAACTCAAGATCGCGTAATTTCTGTTAGGGAAGCGGCTCGCATTCAGTCCTTCCCTGACTATTATATTTTCAAAGGTAATCTTACCCAGCAATATGAGCAAGTTGGTAATGCTGTGCCACCATTAATGGCTAAAGCGATTGGGGAAGAAATCATTAATATGATTGGATACGGACATGAGCAACAGAAGAGATTTGGTTGAAATATTCGGATATAGCCCAGTAGATCTTACTCCTGAAGTAAGATCTTTATGGGCTTTGGGAGCTTGCCCTTTTCTGAACAAGGAATGTGTAAAGATAAATCATGACCAAACCATAATATATGGTACATGTAGCGTAACATCTCCCTATGGGGATGTTATTATTTGCCCAAATAGATTATATGCGAATAATTATGAAACTCTGCTAAAGGTCAGTCATGATGCATTCGGGGTTGATATCCCTTTCCTGACTTATGGCCAATTTATTGAGCAAAGGGCTAATCATAAAGATTGTATAATTGCTCTTGGTAAAAACTCAGGGAAAGAAGTTCAAGTCGGTAGAGCACTATCAATGGATTGGGTTTTGGTTAGAATGACAGATGGCCAAATAAAAGAGTATGTAGGGATAGAAATACAAAGCATTGATATTACAGGTAATTACCGTGATGCTTGGCATGCCTATAAAAATATCAAGCCTACAGATGATAGAAATGAATTACCTACCTCTCAACACGGTTTGAACTGGGCTAATGTTCATAAAAGATTAATTCCGCAAATCATTAGAAAGGGCGTTGTTTATTCTCGTTCAAATTATGTAAAAAAAGGTTTGTATTTTATACTTCCAGATATCGTCTATAAAAAATTTGAAGATGTTATCGGGAGTGATATCCCACTTTTAGATTGTCAAAATAATAAAACAATCACAGTCTATACCTATGGGCTTGGTGCGAATGTACCAAATGGTCAACAAAGAACGTTAGTGCAAAATAGAAGAATAATATTCGATCTTGATGAGTTTTCTAAACGTTTTACAACGGGTCCAAATTTGCCAAGTGGTGAGGACCTGGATGCTGTAATAAAGAGAGCCTTAGGGGTTCTTTAGGTGTTTATTTTTTAAATATCTAGGCCGATAGAATTCGGCCTTTTCATTAACTAAAACTATATGGGTGAAAATTTATAACTTCCTCGCCTAACCAAGAATTAAGTTCTCCTAATCTTTTCTGAAGGGGCATTAGCTCGTTTCTCACGAAAACCATACTTGCCTTCTCTACATCCCCAAATCCCCCAACATTGCTCGGCATAATGCCCATCATCTGTGGCGGCACGCGGTGTGCTGCCATCATGTCATCACGGCTCACATTCTTGATGTTCAGAAACTCATCCTTAGCAGCCACTTCTGACAACGGAATTATCTGGATACCATCCTTTTTCCCGTTAGGTGAGTACATAAACAGGTTGCGGAAGTTACCTGGTCCTTTGGCACTTTTCATAGCCTGGCGGATGTTGTTCACGTCCTCCTGATTTTGCGCGGCGTCGGTCATGTACATGATAAAACCCGCGTGGCTGCCGTTGATATAATACTTGCGGCGGAACAGCGTGGCGGACTCGTTCAGAAGGGCCGAAGGGATGGCGGACAGGTATTCCGGCAGGCCGTAAATCTCCTGGTTTAAATCCGGTTCCATAAGGTGAAAGATGCTGCCTTTGGTGAACTCGTAGGGCTGCGTGGTCATGCCATACTGCACAAACCAGTAGGTATCGAGATCCAGACCACGACGGGTGTATTTCGCCAGTGATGGCTCCAGCGACAGAATGCCGCCGAGGCGGTTCGTCCGTTTCTCCAGATAGGCGTTACCAAACACTAGGTAGTCCTGCACGAAGCGGCTGAATGCCTGCTGGCTCAGTAACGGGTGTGGGATAAACGTGCTGGTCAGGATGTTGCGCTTTACCGCAATTGGTGAGCTGTGATGCACGGCGGCGCGGTAGGTGCGGGCCAGTCCGTCAAAGCTCACCGGCGGCTCATACCAGCGGTCCATCTGCACGCATTCCACATAGTCCAGCAGCTCGCGGCGGTCCAGTACCGGGATTGGATCACCAAAGCTGAAAGCCTCGGCAGTTGCGCCTGCGTTTTTAGGCGCCGTATCTTCTGTTGACGTTGTGCTGGTTAAGGCTTCGGGTTCACTCATCAAAAAATCTCCACAATATTGCTGGTATTGGCGGATTCGCCCTGCAGCGGTTCGTTAAACAGTGCGTGCATCGTTGCCCAGGCCAAATCTGCGTGGCTGGCTTCTTCGCTGCGGCCTGCTTCGTAGGTGGGACGGTTGCCGCTGGCGGTGGTGGCCCGGCGGATTGCCATAAAGGACTGCGCAATGTCGGTGTGTCCTGCGTCAAACTCCAGACGACGGTGGCTGATAATGTCGTACGCCTTGAGCACCAGGGCGTTTTTGACGTTGGGGTTGTAGACAAACTCCCGCACGGCAGGAAAGAACGCTTTTACGTTCTCATAAACACCGTGCCCGACGCCGGTCGAGTCGATGCCGATATAGGTCACGTTGTACTGCTGCGTTAGCTTTTTGATCGCGTCCGCCTGGGCGCGAAAGTCCATCCCGCGCCACTGATGACGCTCCAGAATGCGGAACTTCCCGCCCGGTACAGTTGGTGGTGCCATAACCACGCAGCCTGCGCTGTCACCGTTCTGCGTACCTTTCGCCGGGTCGTAACCGATCCAGACTTCTCGCCAGCCAAACGGGCGCAGCGCCAGTGCCTGAAAATCGGTCCAGACTTCCCAGCTGTCCACCATGCACGCCTGCAGCTCGCTGAGTGGGAATACTGACGCCAGATCGTCTATAAATTCGCACATCAGCAGGTTCTGGTATTCGTCCGGGCTGTACTCCATGCGCAGCTGGTCGAGGTCGAACAGGTTACAGCCGCCGCGCACCGCATCCTCCACGGTGACGATCTGGCGGTACTGCCCGTCAGGGCAGAGCAGGCCGCGCGCAAGGTTGCTGTGGGTCAGGTCAATATCCACCTTGTCCGCTTTGGCACGGCCCCGGTTAAACAGCGCGCCGGACCAGAACGGATACGCGCTGTGCGTCAGGCTGGACGGCGTGGAAAAGTAGGTTTGTCGCCATTTCTTGTGAATGGCCATCCCGGAGGCAACCTTGCGCAGCTCCTGGAATTTCGGTATCCAGAAATACTCATCAAGGTACAGGTTGCCGTGGTAACTCTGCGCCGTGCGGGCGTTGGTGCCGAGAAAGTACAAGGCTGCGCCATTGGGCAGCACCATAGGATCGCCTTTCAGCTCCACATCAACCTCTTTTGCAAAGTCGATGATGTACTGCTTAAAGACGTGTGCCTGGGCCTTACTGGCAGAAAGGAAAATCTGGTTGCGTCCGGTCAGCAGGGCGTCAATCAATGCTTCACGGGCAAAATAAAACGTGGCACCAATCTGGCGCGACTTGAGCAGATTGCGGATGCGGTTTGTTTTCCCGGCTTCAAACCAGTGGCGTTGATAGTCGAACATAGAGGCGTGGAAGACTTCTTCCAGCTTTTCGATCTGTTCGTCGGTGAAAACGTTCTTTTCCGGCTGCCTGCGCGGACCTTTGTTACGGTTGGCTACTTTCGGGTTTAAATCAGCTTCGTTCCCGCCGTCGTTAAATTTGCCGATCCGGGCGTGGCGCTCTGACTGGCGCGCCAGCAGGTCAATTTCCTTGAAGTCTTTCCCTTCTTTCTGCTCCTTCATGATGAGCTGGCAGTAACGTGCGGCGGTGGTGAGCTGCATCTGATCCAGCGGCCCATAGTCGCCCCACTTGTCGCGTTTTTTCCAGCTGTGAACGGTTGCAACTTTTTCGCCCAGCATTTCAGCAATGCGGGCTACGCGGTATCCCTGAAAGTACAGCAGCATGGCCTGCCGACGGGGATCGAGGTCTGCGGGGGTCAGTGTCGTGTTCATGGCCCAAACATACGGCCTTGTATGGCGGCTTTCCCCGGCTGCGTTTTGTGTGGTTTACCGTACAAATACAGCGCGTTGTCTCACTCCCCCCATCACCGCAAACATAAGGCTCCAGTAAGTTATTTCTAACGGAGCACGGCTCATGACAGTGAAAGCAAAGCGTTTCCGTATCGGGGTGGAAGGTGCCACCACTGACGGGCGCGAGATCCAGCGTGAATGGCTGGTACAGATGGCTGCCAGCTACAACCCGACGGTCTATACCGCGCTGATTAACCTTGAGCACATCAAGTCTTATCTGCCGGAGAGCACGTTTAACCGCTATGGCAGGGTGACGGGGCTGGTTGCAGAAGAAATCCAGGACGGCCCGCTGGCGGGCAAGATGGCACTTTATGCCGATATCGAACCCACTGACGCCCTGGTGGAACTGGTGAAAAAAGGCCAGAAGCTTTTCACCTCCATGGAGGTCAGCACTAAGTTTGCCGACACCGGCAAAGCCTACCTTGTGGGGCTGGGGGCGACAGACGATCCTGCGAGCCTTGGCACCGAAATGCTGGCTTTCAGCGCCAGCGCCGCACATAACCCGCTGGCAAACCGTAAGCAGAACCCTGAAAACCTGTTTTCGGAAGCGGTTGAAACGCTGATCGAACTTGAAGAAGCCCAGGACGAAAAGCCATCCCTCTTTGCCCGCGTCACCGCGCTGTTCACCAAAAAAGAGCAGACCGACGATGCGCGATTCTCTGATGTGCATAAAGCCGTGGAGCTGGTCGCTACTGAGCAGCAGATCCTGAGCGAGCGCACTGATAAATCCCTGTCCGAACAGGACCAGCGCCTTTCTGAGCTGGAGTCCTCCCTGCAGGAGCAGCAGACCGCCTTTGCCGAGTTACAGCAGCAGCTGAGCCGTGAAGACAGCCGCAAAGATTACCGCCAGCGCGCGCCGGGCGGTGACGCACCGGCAGGCACCCTGACCAATTGCTGATGGAGCATAAAACCCGATGAAAAAGAAAACCCGCTTTGCCTTTAACGCTTACCTGCAGCAACTGGCGCGCCTGAACGGTGTGGAAGTTGAAGAACTGTCCAGCAAGTTTACCGTGGAGCCGTCCGTGCAGCAGACGCTGGAAGACCAGATCCAGCAGTCCGCCGCTTTCCTGACGCTGATTAACATCACGCCGGTCACTGAGCAGTCAGGACAGTTGCTGGGGCTGGGCGTGGGCAGCACCATTGCCGGAACCACCGATACCACCACCAAAGAGCGTGAGCCTACCGATCCGACGCTGATGGAAGACGTGGAATACAAATGCGAGCAGACCAACTTTGATACGGTGCTGACCTACGCAAAACTGGACCTGTGGGCGAAATTCCAGGACTTCCAGGTGCGTATTCGCAACGCCATCGTCAAGCGTCAGGCGCTGGACCGCATCATGATCGGCTTTAACGGCGTGAAGCGCGCCAAAACCTCCAACCGTGCTGAAAACCCGCTGCTGCAGGACGTCAATAAAGGCTGGCTGCAGAAAATCCGCGAAGACGCGCCGGATCACGTCATGGGCAGCAAAACCGCAGAAGACGGCACCACTACTGCAGAACCGGTAAAAGTAGGTCCGGGTGGTAAGTATGTAAATCTTGACGCGGTGGTGATGGATACCGTCAACGAGCTGATCGATGTGGAGTATCAGGATGATGACGAGCTGGTTGTTGTCTGCGGACGTGAACTGCTGTCTGACAAGTATTTCCCGCTGGTCAACAAAGAGCAGGACAACAGCGAGAAAATCGCCGCCGATCTGATCATCAGCCAGAAACGCATGGGCGGCCTGCAGGCTGTGCGCGCGCCTTTCTTCCCGGCAAATGCCCTGCTGATCACCCGTCTGGATAACCTGTCCATCTACTGGCAGGAAGACACCCGCCGCCGTTCAGTTATCGACAACCCGAAACGCGACCGGATTGAAAACTTTGAATCCGTCAACGAGGCGTATGTGGTCGAGGACTACCGCTGCGCGGCACTGGTGGAAAACATCGAAATCGGTGATTTCACCCCGCCTGCAGCAGAAACAGGAAACGGAGAGTAACGCATGAGCCTGAGTCCCGCACGGCAGCACCGCCTGCGCATTCAGGCCGAACAGGCCGCCCGTGAGGGCGGCAGTGTTCGCCATGCGTCGGGTTATGACCTGATGCTGCTGCAGCTGGCAGAAGATCGCCGCAGGCTTAAAGGCATCCAGTCCACGGTGAAAAAGGCGGAAATCAAGGTGGAGCTGCTGCCGAAATATTCTGCCTGGGCAGAGGGCGTGCTGGCTGCCGAAGGCGCGCAGCAGGATGACGTGCTGATGTACGTGATGCTGTGGCGTATCGACGCCGGTGATTATGCCGGTGCGCTGGAAATCGGGCGTCATGCGCTGCGCCATGGCTGGGTGATGCCGCTGGGCAACCGTAACGTGCAGACCGTGCTGGCAGAAGAAATGGCAGACGCGGCGCAAAGCGCTCTGCTTGCTGCTGCCGGTTTTGATGCCGATCTGCTTCTGCAGACGCTGGACCTGACAACCGATCTGGATATGCCGGACCAGTCGCGGGCGCGACTGCATAAAGCCATCGGCGCTGTACTGAGCGAAAGCAACCCGGCGTCTGCCCTGAATCATCTTACCCATGCGCTGCAGCTTGATCCCCGCTGCGGTGTGAAAAAAGAAAAGCAGCAGCTGGAGCGCAGACTGCGCAATGACAGCCGCTAAAGAACGTGCCCCGCGCACGGGCGGCACGGGATGGCGAAAGGCACTGCCACATCAAAATTCCGTCCACCGCCCACTTATTCAGGAGAAAGCCGCATGAAGTTTGTTGCGCCCGAACAGGTGCCGGAACAGGCGGAGGTCATCAAAAATACGCCGTTCTGGCCTGATGTGGACCTGTCGGAATTTCGCAGTGTGATGCGAACTGACGGCACGGTGACGCAGCCGCGTTTAAAGCAGGTTGTGCTGACGGCTATTTCTGAGGTTAACGCTGAGCTGTACGACTTCCGCAACCGCCAGCAGTTGCTGGGCTACCGGGCACTGGCTGAGGTTCCGGCGGATATGCTGGACGGCAAAAGCGAGCGTATCCGGCACTACCACAACGCCGTTTTTTGCTGGGCGCGTGCTGTGCTCAATGAGCGTTATCAGGACTATGACGCCACGGCGTCAGGCGTGAAGCGAGGGGAGGAGCTGGCGGAGGCCAGCGGCGATCTGTGGCGTGATGCCCGCTGGGCTATCAGCCGGGTGCAGGATGCGCCGCACTGTACGGTGGAGCTTATCTGATGAAAGTGCGTGCGCATCAGTATGACACGGTGGACGCGCTTTGCTGGCGTCATTACGGGCGCACGCAGGGTGTCACTGAGCAGGTTCTGCAGGCAAATCCGGGGCTGGCTGAGTACGGCCCATTTTTACCGCACGGGCTGCAGGTGGAGCTGCCGGACATTACGGCGTCAACCACGGCGCAGACCGTCCAGCTATGGGACTGAATTATGACGCTTGAACGAATCAGCGCCTTTATCACTTACTGCATCGCCGTGCTGCTGGCATGGCTGGGCGATCTGTCGCTCAAGGACGCGTCAACGGTTGGCGGCGTACTGATTGGTGTGCTGATGCTGGCTATCAACTGGTACTACAAACACCAGTCTTTCAAATTGTTACGTGGCGGCAAAATTTCGCGGGGGGAATATGAATCCTTCAATCGTTAAGCGCTGCATTGTTGGGGCGGTGCTGGCTATCGCCGCCACGCTGCCCGGTTTCCAGTCGCTTCATACCTCCGTTGAGGGGCTGAAACTGATCGCCGATTACGAGGGATGCCGCCTGCAGCCTTATCAGTGCAGCGCGGGCGTCTGGACTGACGGGATCGGCAATACGTCCGGTGTGGTGCCGGGAAAAACCATCACGGAACGGCAGGCGGCGCAGGGACTTATCACCAACGTGCTGCGCGTGGAGCGGGCACTGGATAAATGTGTGGTGCAGCCGGTGCCGCAAAAGGTCTATGACGCGGTGGTGTCGTTTGCTTTCAACGTGGGCACCGGCAACGCCTGCAGCTCCACGCTGGTTAAGTTGCTGAACCAGCGGCGCTGGGCGGATGCCTGCCATCAGCTGCCGCGCTGGGTATATGTCAAAGGTGTGTTTAATCAGGGGCTGGACAACCGCCGCGCGCGGGAAATGGCCTGGTGCTTAAAAGGAGTATAGCGAAATGAAATGGTTAAAAAGTTACTGGCTGCCGCTCTCGGTTCTGGCGCTCCTTGTGATGGTTGATGTGAATTTCCCGGCATCTCATGCGCTTTTCCCGCTGGCGCTGGTTATGTGGTTTGAGTATGCCGCTTTTTCACTGGTTTGTTTTGCTGGTTTGTACTCCTGCACCCTGACGGGGAGTGATCGGCTACGCGTCCGTCAGTTGCTCAGCAGGGTGCTGGGGCTGATGGATAAAGTACCTCTCACCTGGTATCAGCGTCTCGCTCTTGCCTTTGTCATGTTGCTTGCCGGATGGAAGCTCACGGGGATGGTGTGTGTTTTTACAGTAGCCATGAGCTTAGCAATAAAAGATGAGCTAAAGGCACTGCGGGAATGAATCGTTTACTGGCAGTGGTTCTGGCGCTGGTACTTGCGGCGCTGGGCTGGCAGTCGTGGCGGCTTAACAATGCCAGCCACACCATCGAGACGCAGGGCGCGGTGCTGAAAAGCAAAACGCAGGAGCTGACGAAGAAAAACAGCCAGCTGATCGGCCTGTCCATTCTGACCGAAACCAACAGCCGGGAGCAGGCGCGGCTTTATGCGGCAGCGGAACAGACCACCGCACTTCTGCGCAGCCGCCAGCACCGGATCGAGGAACTGAAACGTGAAAATGAGGATTTGCGCCGCTGGGCTGATACTCCTTTGCCTGCTGACATTATCCGGCTGCGGGAGCGTCCGGCCCTCGCCGGAGGTGCAGCTTACCGTGAGTGGCTGTCCCAGAGTGACGCAGTGCCGTCTGGAAAGGTCAGCGCCGCGCAGTAACGGCGATCTGAACGCGGTGCTGGATGAAACCGAGGCCGCCTGGGCGGTCTGTGCTGACAAAGTGGACACGATTATTGCGTGTCAGGAGCGAGACAGTGAACAAACCGCAGTCCTTACGCAGCGCCCTGAATAAAGCGGTTGCTTATGTCCGCGACAACCCGGACAAGCTGCACCTTTTCGTTGATAACGGCTCAATGGTGGCAACCGGTGCCAGCTCCATGTCATGGGAATACCGCTACACCCTGAACGTGGTGATCG